TTAGTCCTTTCTATTGCTTAGCATTTCGTCGATTTCTAAGTCAATACGATATTGATCTATTGCTTTTCTCTCGTTTGGGGTTGGTATTTTATACTGTTCAATTAGATCTGTTGTGTATTTTATTTCATCTAATGTGATTTTTATATCAGAGAGAATCTCTTTTATATCAATTAGATGCTCTTCTTCTTTTGCGCGATTAGAGCTATGTTCAATCATTTGAGATAGCTTTTTGCTAATGCTTAGCAAAACAAAAAGAATGATGACCAAAACAACAACAAAAACTATCAGAAATTCCATTATCCCTCCGCACTTCCGTAAGTCTTCTTCTGATTATCGGTTACCAACTATGAGACGACCAGAATACTCTGCCAATAATCCTTACGGTTTCATGAAATTCATCTCTATCCATTACTTCATCCGGGTACTCTTCGCGATTTATTGATCTGATTATCACCGATGTAGGGGTGGCGATTAATGTTTTTACTCGTAACAAATCAGACTGGCAAATAGCGTAGGTTTTACCATCTCTGATTGTGGTATCTTGCGTGTTAACACCAACAACATCGCCATCGTGAAGCGTTGGTTCCATGCTTTGCCCTACAACCCTAACTAGCTTGGCTGATCTTTCAGATACTCCCATCTTTTTCAGATAGTGCTTTCTGAAAACCAAAGAGAACTCCGATGATTCCTCTAGCTCGCAGCTACCGCTTCCAGCTGAAAGCGAAACGTTAAGAAGAGGCAACGCAACAAACTCGTCATCGTTTCTTTTAATGTCTTCCCATACCACAGCTTTTAAAGATGACTCACGGACATTGGATGGTTCTTCATGTGCACCATCCCTCATTTCACCAATACCAGAACTAAGCCATTCAGGGCGCACTTTTAAAGCATTGGCTAATTCAACCATCTTGCGAGATCCGTTTGTTTTACCGGACGACATCTTCTGTATGGCTGGCTGAGATATTCCAACCATGTCAGCAAGCTGTGATTGTGATACCCCAGCTGAGCTCATGGCTGCATTTAGTCTTTCTGCGAATGTTTTCATACCACAAATCTATAACTACGGTTATCCAAAGTAAAATAACAAAGGTTATTGCTATTTTTTATAACTTGAGTTATCTTTGGTTATAATTAATGACCACAAGAGGTATGCTCATGAATTTAGTAATTCAACGAGCCTTGAAAATTGTCGGTAGCCAAAAGCGCCTTGCCGACAAGTGTGGTGTAACGCAGCCAGCAGTACACAAATGGCTGAAAGGCGGATTGGTCTCTCCAGAGAAAGTTACCGCCATCGTTAACGCCACTGGAGGGCAGATCAAGGCTTACGAAATTCGCCCCGATTTGCCACACCTGTTTCCAAAACCGAATCAGGCAGCATAAGTAACACCGCTCTTTAACAGTCATGGTCATCATTCCCGCCGAAATGCGGGAATACAACGCGCATAATTTGATGCGCATAACTTCTTATTTGTTAAGGAAATACTTACATATGCAACTTACAAGTACTCGCAAGAAAGCGAATGCAATTACAAGCAACATCCTGAATAGAATTGCTGTACGTGGTCAGCGAAAGGTTGCCGACGCGTTAGGGATTAATGAATCGCAAATTTCGCGATGGAAAGACAGCTTCATCCCCAAAATGGGAATGCTTCTGGCTGTTCTTGAATGGGGTGTTGTTGATGATGAGATGGCGAGACTTGCTCAGCAGGTGGCATCGATTCTCACAAAAGAAAAACGCCCAGCTGTTGGTAGCAGTCTGGACGCTTAAGCACACTGTGTTACGCCAAGTAACAGGAGTAATTATGCCAGGACAAACCAAGCAAGTAAACACCGGCATAAAGGCCGGTGACAAGTTCGAAACCGTATATCCATTTATCTTCGTATGCACAGATTATCAGTCTTATGACGGCAACGTGCATACCGATGAGCGCTGGATTGGCGGTTGTCACAAAAATTATGAGCCAGCCGATTGTGGTTATGGTGATCAGTGTTTTTACACCGCTGATGCTGAAGGAAAGAGAATTCTTGAGGTTCTGGCAGTGGTGGAAATGCCAGGCAACTGGCAGCGCAGAATCATTTATTCGTGCCACCTCATAGAGCCTGAAGGCAAGGAGAGGAAAGGAAGGAAGGCTTACACAGTCACCGAATCAAGGTTTTTAAAAATGTCTACTGGTTACTTCGCTGATTACGAAGTAGAGGAGGCTTAATGACAAAACCACTCAGTCCTTACCAGGACAAAATTCACAAACACATACTACGTGATCGCTTCCTGTCCAGCTTCAAGCAGCCTGGTCGATTCCGGGCTGAGTTGGAAAAAGTGAAGCTGATGCAGAAGGAGAAAGGTCATGAGTAATCTTGCAACCGTAACACATTTAAGGCCTTCACAACGGCCTGTGGAGCGTCGTGTGGCAGAAGTTGAAGATGGTTATACCCGTCTTGCAAATGCCCTGTATGAAGAGCTTATCGGCGCAGATTTAACGAAAAATCAGAGCAAGGTTGCCCACGCCATATGCCGTAAAACATACGGCTACGGTAAAAAGATGGATCGCATCTCTGATAGTCAGTTAGCTCAAATTACCAGGCTGCCAAGACAGAAGGTAAACAAGGCCAAGAATGAGCTTATCGCGATGAAGGTTATCCTTCGCGAAGGCCAGCAAATCGGGCCTAACAAGAACATCGAGGAATGGCAAATAGAAGGGTGTCACTACTCTGGTGATAATGTCACTGCATTGGTGACAAAAAGTGTCACCAAAACGGTGACAGCGCTGTCACCAAAACAGGGACACACAAAAGAAACTATTACAAAAGAAAAAAGAAATAATAAAAACACTATGTCCGAAAGTGTTCGGACGGAGTGTGAAAAATCACATGACCGTCACGAAGAAACCGACAAGGCATTCGAGGAAATATTCTGGTGTGCAGGCATGCGGAAAGCCGGGAAGAAAAACGCAGCTTCGGCATTCAGAACACAGTTCAGGGAATGGCGTAAAACTACCAGGGGTACGGCAAGCGAGTTTGCCACGATGCTGGCAGAAGACATCGCATGCAGGAATGGTAAGCAGTTCGGATTCGACAGGTTGTTACCATCGAGCTACCTGAACGGTCAGCGCTGGAACGACGAAAAGCCAGAAACCATTCAACCACAATCCAAACCATCATCCGCAATCACCGTATCGAAAACTGGCTACGTGTTTTTCGACAGGTGAACCATGAAATCAAAAATCAAATCGCTACTGGTCGCTGGTTATAACCACGGCTGGTTAAGTATTTCGTTTGTCGATTTCTGGTTTAAAAATCTCAATCTGAGGGAATCATGAGGCCAAGTGAACTCAGCGACCTGCTTTGGGCGCAGGTTGACAGGGTGGCTCCGCACCTGTTGCCAAACGGCAAGAAAGATGGGCATGAGTGGGTTGCCGGTAACGTCAACGGTGACAAGGGAAACAGCCTTAAGGTCAATCTTAGCGGCAAGAAAAAATGGGCTGATTTCGCTGAGGGGGACGGCGGTGACATGCTTGATTTGTGGATGGCATGTCGTGGAATTAACCTGCATCAGGCTATGCAGGAAGCGAAAGCATTTCTCGGTATCAAGGATGACGATCACCATTTCGATGCCAAACGTGAGAAGAAATTCTCCAGACCTGATCGCAAGAAAATCGCCCGCTACGTTACCAGAACAGAATCCCATCTTGAGTACCTGCAATCGCGTGGCATATCGCCAGAAGTCGTAAAGCGCTACGAGGTTGTCAGCGGCAAGGTGTGGAATGGAGAGCGGGAACTGGATGCTCTGGTGATTCCGTACAAACGCGATGGTGAGTTGTTGCAGGTAAAGCGAATCAGCACTGAGCGCCCGGACGGGAAGAAAGTTATTATGGCAGAAGGTGATTGCGAACCTTGTCTGTTCGGATGGCAGGCTCTGGACGCTGGCGTGAGGGCGGTTGTGCTTTGCGAAGGCGAAATTGATTGTATGAGCTATGCGCAATACGGCATCTCGGCGTTATCCGTGCCGTTTGGTGGCGGGAAAGGCGCTAAGCAACAGTGGATTGAGTTTGAGTATCACAACCTCGACAGGTTTGAGGAAATATTCATCTCGATGGACGTTGATGATGTTGGTCGTGAAGCCGCAAGGGAAATTGCAAGCCGACTTGGTGAACATCGTTGCCGTCTTGTTACTCTGCCGTACAAAGACATCAACGAATGCCTGATGAACGGTGTTACCGAGGATGAAATCTGGCAGTACATCGGCACGGCATCCTACTTCGATCCTGAAGAACTCTACAGCGCGCGAGAGTTTTACCAGGACACTATCAACGCTTTCTACGGCAAGCAGCAGTATCTGTTTAATCCACCGTGGGAATCTCTGGCAGATAAATTCCAGTTCCGTGAGGCAGAGTTGACGCTGGTCAATGGTGTGAACGGTCACGGAAAAACGGAGGTTGTCGGGCATATGGCACTTGAGGCAATGCGTCATGGTGTGAAGACGTGCATCGCGTCACTTGAGCTGAAGCCTGGTATTCTCCTTAAGCGCCTTACCCGTCAGGCGACGTGCTGCAAGATGCCGCCAGTGCTGGAAATTGACTCTGCATTTAAATTTTATGACGAAAGACTTTGGGTGTTTGGTCTGACCGGAACGGCGAAAGCCGACAGGCTGATCGAAATATTCGACTACGCTCGCCGCCGATACGGGATCCAGTTATTCATCATCGACAGCCTGATGAAATGTGGCATAGGCGACGATGACTATAACGGGCAGAAGGCGTTTGTTGACTCGATTTGCGACTTCAAAAACAAAACAAACTCCCACGTCATTCTCGTTACTCACTCGCGAAAAGGAGACAGCGAAGAAAAACCAACCGGGAAAATGGACGTAAAAGGCTCTGGAGCGATAACAGACCTGACAGACAACCTTTTCATCATCTGGCGTAACAAGGCTCGCGAGAGAGCGTTACAGAGAGTTCAGAGTGGTGAAAAGATGTCAGAGAAGGACGAACAGCTACTGGCATCTCCGGCATCTGTTTTGATGCTTGAAAAACAACGTAACGGCGAAGGTTGGGAAGGTGGCGTCCCTTTGTTCCTTGACGAGCAATCGCACCAGTTCCTGCAACTTGAATCAGGATCGCCTTATAGCTACATCGCCAATATGCCGAAATCGGAATATGACGAGGCGTGGCGACAGGAAAACGTGACGGAGTATTAAATGACCATCTACATCACTGAGCTAATAACAGGCCTGCTGGTAATCGCAGGCCTTTTTATTTGGGGGAGAGGGAAGTCATGAAAAAGCTAACCTTTGAAATTCGATCTCCAGCACATCAGCAAAACGCTATTCACGCAGTACAGCAAATCCTTCCAGACCCAACCAAGCCAATCGTAGTAACCATTCAGGAGCGCAACCGCAGCATTCGGCAAAATGCACGCCTTCACGCGATGCTATCTGAAATAAGTAAGAAGGCTACATATCATGGAAAAGTAAGAAATATTGAGTTTTGGAAGGGGTTATTCGTTTCTGGTTGGCAGATTGCAACCAACCAGCACCCTGAGATTATATCAGGGTTAGAAGGTGAGCTAATAAACATCAGAGAGAGTACGGCGACTCTATCTGTAAAAAAAATATCCGAAATAATGGACTACATAGAAGCATATTGTGCCATGAACTCAATTCATCTTAGCGAATGGAGGAATTATGATTGAGGTTTGGGTAGATATCGAAGGGATTCCATTTTATCAGGTTAGCAATAAAGGAAATTTCAGGTCTATTACGAGGGAAGTTACAGTAACATCAACCAGACAGAGGCCATATAAGAAAATAATTAATGGCACTAGCGTAAAACCATTCAAGTGCAAGTCGACAGGATATCTTCAAATAAAGGTATACGGTAAGAAATACAGCGCCCACAGGATAGTTGCGAAAGCATTCTGTACAGGGTTCTGTGATGGCTTGGTAGTTAATCACAAAAATGGGCAAAGAGATGACAATAGGGCTGAAAACCTTGAATGGGTATCACATTCTGAAAACTCAAAGCACGGATATAAACAAAATGGAAGAATACCTATATCGCTAGGTAAATTTAGTGGTGATCATCCTGCCAGTAAAGCTGTTATTTCTACTGACATGAAAACTGGTGAGGAGGTTTATTATGAAGCAGCTATGGATGCTGTCAGAGAAGGATTTGATAGTTCGTCAATTAGTCGTTGCTGTAATGGCGAAAGCTCATATCACAAAGGAAGATTCTGGCGATTTGCAAATGAAACAATGAAAGCGAGATGGGGAGATCGGGCTGCATGACTATCAAATCAAATACACCAGCACACGACAAGGACTGCTGGAGAACGCCGCTTTGGCTTTTTGATGCACTGGATATTGAGTTTGGATTCTGGCTGGATTCGGCAGCGAGCGACAAAAATGCTCTGTGCGCTCACTGGCTAACTGAGGCCGACGACGCACTCAATTCTGAGTGGATAAGCCGCGGTGCAATCTGGAATAACCCACCGTACAGCAATATCAGGCCGTGGGTGGAAAAAGCCGCTGAGCAGTGCATACAACAGCGCCAGACGGTAGTGATGCTTGTGCCAGAGGATATGTCTGTCGGATGGTTCAGCAAGGCTCTGGAGAGTGTTGACGAAGTTCGCATCATCACTGATGGACGGATTAATTTTATCGAACCATCGACAGGGCTGGAGAAGAAGGGAAACAGCAAAGGTTCCATGCTGCTGATTTGGCGACCGTTCATCAGTCCTCGACGGATGTTTACTACCGTATCCAAAGCGGCATTGATGGCGATCGGGCAGGGCGTCAGGAGGGCTGCATGAGACGACAGCGACGAAGTATCACCGACATAATCTGCGAAAACTGCAAATACCTTCCAACTAAACGCTCCAGAAATAAACGCAAGCCAATCCCAAAAGAATCTGACGTAAAAACCTTCAATTACACGGCTCATCTGTGGGATATCCGGTGGCTAAGACATCGTGCGAGGAAATGACAATGGATTATTCACAGTTAAGTGATTTTGAAATTAACAGACGAGTATGTGAGGCTTTAGATATGGAGGAGCATTTCTTCATACCTGATGACGAAGCAGACTTCGATTCTGAGATCCCCACTGACGAAAGAGGTCCTATTTGGCAGACGCAAAAAAGGGATATTAATGGCTTCCGTTCTTCAAACGGAAATTGCTTCAATCCTTGCAATAATCCTGAATATGCGTGGCCAATTATCACTGAAAACAAAATCAGCATAATGTTTGATAGTACCGATACGAGATATGAAGGCGAATATCACGAGTGGTGTGATGCGATTTCATCTTGTCAAAAGTTCGGAATTCAGTATCAGTCTAATCCACTCCGCGCCGCCATGATTGTCTTTCTCATGATGCAGGACGCCAATAATGCTTAGCCCATCCCAATCCCTTCAATACCAGAAAGAAAGCGTCGAGCGGGCTTTAACGTGCGCTAACTGCGGTCAGAAGCTGCATGTGCTGGAAGTTCACGTGTGCTCAGATTGCTGCGCAGAACTGATGAGCGATCCGAATAGCTCAATGTACGAGGAAGAAGACGATGAATGATGTTAAAGAAAAAGATATCCCCGGCTTTGAGGGTATATATAAAGTAAATGAAAATGGAGACATCATTTCATGCCGTAAATCAAAAAAATTATCTCATGGCATTAAACCAGGAGGATATGCATTTGTCGGTCTGTATCCAGGTGGCGGGAAAAGACCATCATATAAAATGGTTCACAGAATTGTTGCAGAAGTATTTATTGATAACCCAGATGGCAAACCGGAAGTTAATCACAAGGATGGAAATAAACTTAATAATAAAGTTGAAAATCTTGAGTGGGTAACGCGAACAGAAAATGCGAAACATGGATTTGATTCCGGATTGCTTGTTCATGGGTTTAATCATCACTTCTGCAAACTAACGCCAGAACAAGTGAAATCAATATATAAATCAAAAGGCAAATACAGAGATATAGCCAAAGAATTTGGTGTTTGTGCGCAGACAGTGTGCAACATAAAAAACAAATCAGCGTACCGACGTTTTTTGGAGGGGATTGATGTTTAGAAGCAAAAAATGGCTTCAGGCAGTCAGGGATATTGAATTTTGCGTTCTTTGCGGAAGATACGGAGTTCAGGCCGCTCACAGAAATGAAGGGAAGGGGGTTGGGATTAAAGTAGATGATTGCCTTACTGCTGCGCTATGTGTTGATTGTCATTCAAGAATTGATAATGGGAGAGATATGAGCAGGGAAGAGCGAAGGGCTGAAATGGATCGGGCCATTGTGCTTACCCTTAAAAAATTGGTTAACAATGGGAGGGTGTTTGTCCAATGAACGAATATCAGTTTGTGCTTCCATACCCGCCGTCGCTGAATACCTACTGGCGAAGACGGGGGAGTCAATACTACATCAGCGATAAAGGCCAGAAATACCGAAAAGACGTTCAGCAAATCATCCGCCAACTTAAGTTAGACATTTTCACCAAATCACGACTCCGCATCAAAGTCATCGCAGACGTTCCAGACTCCCGCCGCCGCGACCTCGACAACATCCTGAAAGGTTTACTCGACTCCCTTATCCACGCCGGATTTGCGGAAGACGACGAGCAATTCGATGACATTCGCGTAATTCGTGGCGTGAAAGTACCAGGCGGAAGGCTTGGAATAAAAATCACCGAACTGGAGAGCGTATGAACGCCACAATTCAAACGATACCAGAGCTTCTTATCCAGACACGAGGCAATCAGACCGAAGTGGCAAGGATGCTTTCCTGCGCAAGAGGAACAGTGCTCAAGTACAACCGAGACAGCAAAGGCGAGCGTCACGTAATAGTTAACGGCGTCCTGATGGTCAAACAGGGCAAGAGGGGAAGACGATGAGCATAAGAGAACTAAACCTCACCAAAGAACAGCACGATTGGCTGAATGGCTGGCTTGAACTGTGGGGCGCATGGGTTTATTCAGGCCGCCTGGAAAAGCGCATGAGCAGCGTAATAGCGAAGTTCATGGAGAGCGTAGAGCCGGGAAGAGTTATGACAAGGCCAATGTGTAATGATGATGATGGAATGTTGATTTCTCAGGTCGTCGATTCCGTCATGTACATTGACAAGAAAGCCTTTAGCATCCTCCTCAGCTACTACGCTCATGGTTCATCTAAGCGAGCAATTGCATCCTACTATCACGCGACTGCAAAGCCACGCAAGATGTGTGGACGTGGTGGCGAGGGATGGAGAAAACCTTCACTGGCAACCTGTAGAAACGAAATTGACGACATCCTGAAAGCGTCATTATTTGTTTTATACCAGCCGATGCAAAATGCTTTCAAAATGCGTAAACGTGTTGAGAAAGTTAAGCATGTTGCTGTTAAAAGCCTTGACATGCAATTAGCCATTTAGCCATAATTAGAAGGTAAGCTGCCGTTAGTGACTCTTAAGTTGCAACGGTGGCTTTTTTATTTGCACAACAGGTAAGAGCATTGAACCCGCAGACCTCGCGGAATTGGTGAAAGGTGCCGCGCAGTGCTCTTATCGTTGTGGTGAATGCACAGGCTGATGTGTAAGGGCAAGAATCTTTCGCTGGATTCGGTGTGGCCACGTAGCCCGCTGTAGGCAGTTGCAGCAAACCGGAGATCAGCACCGGTCGCCACAATCCAAACTGAGCCGTAGCCACTGGCTATCATGAATTCATCGGTGATAGTTACGCTGCGGACTTCTACACATGACCTTCGTGAAAGCGGGTAGCAAGAGGTTGCGCTAACAACCTCCTGCCGTTTTGCCCGTGCATATCGGTCACGAACAAATCTGATTACTAAACACAGTAGCCTGGATTTGTTCTATCAGTAATCGACCTTATTCCTAATTAAATAGAGCAAATCCCCTTATTGGGGGTAAGACATGAAGATGCCAGAAAAACATGACCTGTTAGCCGCCATTCTCGCGGCAAAGGAACAAGGCATCGGGGCAATCCTTGCGTTTGCAATGGCGTACCTTCGCGGCAGATATAATGGCGGTGCGTTTACAAAAACAGTAATCGACGCAACGATGTGCGCCATTATCGCCTGGTTCATTCGTGACCTTCTCGACTTCGCCGGACTAAGTAGCAATCTCGCTTATATAACGAGCGTGTTCATCGGCTACATCGGTACTGACTCGATTGGTTCGCTTATCAAACGCTTCGCTGCTAAAAAAGCCGGAGTAGAAGATGGTGGAAATCAATAATCAACGTAAGGCGTTCCTCGATATGCTGGCGTGGTCAGAGGGAACTGATAACGGACGTCAGAAAACCAGAAATCATGGTTATGACGTCATTGTTGGCGGAGAGCTATTCACTGATTACTCCGATCACCCTCGCAAACTTGTCACGCTAAACCCCAAACTCAAATCAACAGCCGCCGGGCGCTACCAGCTTCTTTCCCGTTGGTGGGATTCCTATCGTAAGCAGCTTGGCCTGAAAGACTTCTCCCCCAAAAGCCAGGACGCAGTGGCATTGCAGCAGATTAAAGAACGTGGCGCTTTACCGATGATTGATCGGGGTGATATTCGTCAGGCTATTGATCGTTGCAGCAATATTTGGGCTTCATTGCCCGGTGCTGGCTACGGTCAGTATGAACACAAGATCGATAGTCTGATTGCCAAATTCAAAGAAGCTGGCGGGGTGGTTAATGAAACTTCGCTATAAGCTGGTTATTTCTGCTTTCCTCCTGACTTTATTCGGTTCTCTCGTCTGGTCAGCTAATCATTACCACAATAAAGCCATTGAATACAAAAAACAGCGCGACGAAAACGCTATGGCATTAGATTCGGCTATGGCGACGATCTCTGATATGCAGAAGCGTCAACGTGACGTAGCAGAACTCGATGCCAGATATACAAAGGAGCTTGCTGATGCTAACGCGACTATCGAAAGTCTCCGTGCTGATGTTTCTGCTGGTCGTAAGCGCCTGCAAGTCGCCGCCACCTGTGCAAAGTCAACGACCGGAGCCAGCAGCATGGGCGATGGAGAAAGCCCAAGACTTACAGCAGATGCTGAACTCAATTATTACCGTCTCCGAAGTGGAATCGACAAGATAACCGCGCAGGTTAACTACTTGCAGGAATATATCAACACGCAGTGCCTGAAATGAACAATCATAGCCTCGTAATAGCGAGGCTTTTTACTAACCGAGGGTAAATAATGTCATCTCCAATCATGAAGTATTTCGCTTATCAACACCTCCCCGCGCATCTGCAGGAAGTAAGTAAGCCAATCGGTGACCTTGCGACACTGATGGATGAATCACTGCCTGACAGTGCTGAAAAGTCAGCAGGTCTCCGCAAGCTGCTCGAAGCTAAAGATGCACTGATGCGAGCAAAGCTGGGGTAAGTCATTACAAAGCCTATCTACGGGTGGGCTTGATAATGGCTTATACCCTACACGGGATAACTTAACTGATATCCCTTTTAACGGATAAACGGAGCCAACAATGGCAGAGATTATTCCCATGACTGAAGAACAGAAATTCCAGTTAGAGATTTACAAGCTGGTCATGAACCAGAACGCAGCCGCAGAAGAAGCATTTCAATTCATTGGCACTGACGAACTGAAGCTTGAGCTATTTAAAATTCACTTCCAGTCAGGTGGCGCTAATTCAGATATCACGACCCGAACTATCGAAGCGGTGCGTAAATCGAGGGAAGCGTTAGACCTGTTCACCACCGGAGCATGATATGACCACTATTGCATGGGATGGAAAGACCCTGGCATCTGACACCCAGGCATCATCTGGTGATGTTGTGTGTTCGTATACAGAACAAAAGATTTACACACCGCCAGAATCTGGGTGGGAGGTTTGCGGCAGTAAAGTGGTTGCATTAGGTTGTTCTGGTGATTGCGGCGCGGAGATGGAATTGCAGGAACTGCTTAAGAACAACCTGACGTATGCATCAGAATTTCTCCCGACATTCTCTTTCACCGCGCTTGCTATCATCGGTGCTGGTCGTGCTTACATCATCTCAAAAGAGAAAGGCGAAACGCGGGCGAGTATTTCGCGACAGGTTGAACCGTATGCCATTGGTAGTGGTTGGCTGATTGCTCGCACAGCCATGCACTGCGGCAAAAATGCGAGAGAAGCGGTACAAGTCGCAATTGATATTGACTGCTATTCCGGCGGCAGCGTTGATTCGTTCCCCGCTGGGAAGCAAACAGAAGGGAAATAATCAATATGGCAGCACCAAAGGGCAACCGATTTTGGGAGGCCCGCAGTAGTCATGGGCGAAATCCTAAATTCGAATCGCCTGAGGCGCTGTGGGCTGCTTGTTGTGAATACTTCGAGTGGGCTGATGATAACCCACTATGGGAGGGTAAGGTATTTTCATATCAGGGAGAAATAATTAAGGCTAATGTCCCTAAGATGCGAGCCATGACTATTTCAGGATTGTGTACCTTCCTTGATATCACCAGGCAAACGTGGGGAACCTTCCGGTCAATGGAAGGTTTTTCTGACGTCACATCACGAGCGGAAGACATCATCTACGACCAGAAATTCTCTGGCGCAGCCGCTGACCTTCTCAACGCTAACATCATCGCCCGTGATTTGGGCCTCAAAGAGCAGTCGCAAGTTGAAGACGTGACACCTGATAAGGGAGATCGCGATAAGCGGCGCTCTCGTATCAAGGAGCTATTCAACCGTGGAACTGGACGCGATTCTTGATAACCTGAGCGACGAAGAGCAAATCGAGTTGCTCGAGCTACTCGAAGAAGAAGAGAACTACCGGAACACACACCTGCTATATGAATTTACGCCATACAGCAAACAGCGTGAGTTCATCGACGCCGGACATGACTATCCAGAGCGCTGTTTTATGGCTGGTAACCAGCTTGGTAAGTCATTTACTGGTGCTGCTGAAGTCGCGTTTCACCTTACCGGGCGTTATCCGGGCACAAAAGGCTATCCTGCTGATGGTAAATATGGCGGTGAGTGGGAAGGTAAGCGTTTCTATGAGCCTGTTGTCTTCTGGATTGGCGGCGAGACAAACGAGACGGTAACCAAAACGACTCAACGCATCCTGTGCGGTCGTATTGAAGAGAATGATGAGCCGGGCTACGGTTCAATACCGAAAGAGGACATCATTAGCTGGAAGAAGTCTCCTTTCTTTCCGAACCTTGTTGATCATCTTCTGGTTAAGCATCACACGACTGATGGCGTTGAAGATGGCATTTCAATCTGCTACTTCAAACCATACTCGCAAGGCCGCGCTCGCTGGCAGGGTGACACAATCCACGGCGTGTGGTTTGACGAAGAGCCACCATACAGCATTTATGGCGAAGGTCTTACCCGTACCAACAAATACGGGCAATTCTCAATTCTGACGTTTACCCCGCTGATGGGGATGTCTGACGTTGTTACCAAGTTCCTGAAGAATCCCAGCAAGTCGCAGAAAGTGGTCAACATGACCATCTATGACGCTGAGCACTATACCGACGAGCAGAAAGAGCAAATCATCGCATCCTATCCTGAGCATGAGAGAGAGGCGCGTGCTCGCGGTATTCCTACGATGGGTAGTGGTCGAATCTTCCAGATACCGGAAGAGACTATTAAGTGTCAGCCGTTCGAGTGTCCTGATCACTTCTACGTCATCAATGCAATGGACTTCGGATGGGATCACCCACAGGCACACATCCAGCTTTGGTGGGATAAAGACGAGGACGTGATTTATCTTTCTCGCGTCTGGAAGGCCAAACAGAAGAAGGCGACAGAGGCATGGAGTGCTGTTAAAGCATGGAGCAAAAACACCCCTACGGCTTGGCCTCATGACGGGCATCAGCACGAAAAGGGAGGCGGCGCTCAGCTCAAGGAACAATACGCCGACGCTGGGTTCGATATGTTGCCAGATCATGCAACATGGCCTGATGGAGGTAATGCGGTCGAACCCGGGATAGCAGAGATACGCGACATGATGCTCGACGGTCGTTTCAAGGTATTTAACACCTGCGAGCCATTCTTTGAAGAGTTTCGCCTGTATCACCGCGATGAGAACGGGAAGATCGTCAAGCTAAATGACGACATCCTTTCTGCTGTTCGCTATGGCTACATGATGAGGCGTTTTGCAATACAGATGCGAGACATCAAAGATCCTAAAGAGATTGATTACTCAAGCTACAACATACCTTGCGGAGTTGGATGATGGCTGATGATAGAAAGATGACTGACTGGCATCGCAAGGTGCTGTGCAACTTTGATAATGCCTGGTCAGCAACGCAGGATATGCGTGAGCAGATTATTGAGGCTCAACGTTTCGTCCGGGTGTCCGGCGCACAGTGGGAAGGCAGCACAAACGCTGGTTACTCATTTGATGAAGGCAGGTTCGAGCATTATCCGCGTTTTGAATTGAATAAGATTGCCCGTGAATGTGATCGCATCATTGGCGAGTATCGACAGAATCGCATCAGCGTTAAATTCAGGCCGAAGGACGATAAGGCATCGGAAGCGTTAGCCGAAAAGATGAACGGCAAATTCCGCGCTGACTATCAGGAAACATCCGGTGGCGAAGCGTGTGATAACGCATTTGATGATGCTGTAACGGGCGGATTCGGTTGTTTCCGCATGTGTGCCGATTACGAAGATGAAATGGACCCAAGTAACGAGCAGCGACGCATCAGCCTTCTTCCTGTTTACGACCCAGCGACATGCGTCTTCTTCGATCAGGACAGCAAGCAATATGACCGCTCTGATGCTATGTGGGCTATGGAAATGTTCTCCATGACGCCTAAAGCGTTCGAAGCTGAATACCCTGATTCCATCGCTGCAAGTCTTTCTCGTGATGACACTGGCACTCAATATGACTGGTCAACTCCTGATGCTATCTATGTTGGTCGCTACTATGAAGTCCGCATAGAGAAGGTGAAGCTCACGGCGTGGCGCAACCCTGTTAGCGGAGAAACGGCAATCTATGATGAAGAGCAAATCAAAGATATTGTCGACGAGCTAACCGATGGCGCATTCGAACTGATTGGTGAGCGAACTGTGAAGAAACGCCGCGTTTATTGCGGCCTTCTGTCTGGCGCTGAATGGCTGGAAGAACCGAAGCGTATTCCGGGCGAACATATTCCACTCATCCCGGTATATGGGCGTCGCTCATTTGTTGATAATCAGGAGCGAATCGAAGGCCACGCAGCAAAAGCGATGGATGCACAGCGTCTTGAGAACCTGATGGTTTCCATGATTGCAGATAACGCTACTCAGGCTGGCGGTGATGGCATTCCTGTAGTTGATGTTGACATGATTCCTGGTCCTCTCGCCAATCATTGGGCGGAGCGCAACAAAAAGCGCCCGGCGTTCCTGCCGATGGTCAGTCTGAAAAACAAAAACGGAGATATTACTGCGCAGGCTCAGGTCAGCAGTTATACGCCTCCGACACAAATGCCGCCAGCTCTTGCCGGGCTATTGCAGTACACCGGAACGGCTATTCAGCAAATTACAGGTGCGTCGCAGCTTGAGAACATGCCGAGCAACGTCGCCACCGATACCGTTGATAGCATCTTTAACCGGATGGACACGCAGTCCTATATCTACATGGACAACATGGCTAAATCCATGCGCCGCGCTGGCGTTGTGTGGCTTTCTATGGCGCGTGAGGTCTATGGCAGCGATACGCCAATGCGCATCGTTAATGAGGACGGCAGCGATGACGTGGCGCTGATGACTGGTGAAGTGATTGACCGTCAGACAGGGCAGGTTATCGCGCTTAACGACCTTTCGCAGGGTAACTATGAAGTGACTGTCGATGTTGGTCAGTCGTTCGCTACTCGCCGTGATGCAACGGTTAAGTCGTTACTTTCCATGCTGGCACTTATCCCACCAGGAACGCCGAAGCACGACCTTGTATCGTCGATGATTCTCGACAATATGGACGGCGAAGGGATGGACGACCTGAAAGAATACAACCGCAATCAGTTGCTTCTGTCTGGCGTTATCAAGCCGAGAACGCCAGAAGAACAGCAAATGGTTGAGCAGGCGAAACAACAACAGGCCAGTCAGCCAGATCCGGCTATGGTTGCAGCGCAAGGTCAGCTTCTTGCTGGTCAGGCTGAATTGCAGAAAGCGCAGAACGAACAGGCAGCCATTCAGGTTAAAGCATTCCAGGCACAGACTGATGCTCAGGTTGCAGCGGCAAATGTTGTGAAAATCCTCGCATCTGCCGATAGCCAGCAGAAATCTGATATCCGCGAGGCTCTGAAACTGCTCGGACAGTTCCAGCAACAGCAAGGAGACAATGCCCGTGCTGATGCAGAGCTTGTCCTGAAAAGTCAGGCACAGGGCCATGCGCAGCGCATGGACATCAGCAGCATCCTGCAAAAATCAACTCAGCAACAACCACAGCAGTAATTAACCCATAACGTGCAATGGCTGTCTTTATGAGGCCTGGCACCCTATTGCCTTCCGATGGGCTGAACATCGAGTAAACAGGGGTAACAAATGGACCAGATGGCAGAAAACACACCAGAAGTTGAAATCGAACCCGACGCGTCAGAGCAGATTCCTGATGATGTCGAACTGGCTGAAGAAGTCGAAAAAGCAGATGGCAGTGAGTCCTCAGGAAATGATGCAGAGGAAGCTACTGACACTGATGACGACGAATCAGAACAGGAATTCTACTTTGGTGACGAAAAGCTGGATTCGCCAACCAGCGAAGATGGCGCAGAGCATGGACTGGTAAAACACCTGCGCAAGACGATTAAAGAGAAAGACCGCGAGCTGAAAGAGCTGATGCGTCAGTCTCAGAAACCCGTCGAGCAGCAGCCGGTAATCACTCAACCACCGCGAATGCCAAAACTGGATGATGAGGACATCGGTTTCGATGAAGAAATCTACCAGCAACGCATGGCTAAGTGGGCAGAGGATAACGGCAAGTACCAGCAACAGGAGATGGCTCGCAAGCAGAAGGAGCAGGAGCTTCAGGCTGCCTATCAAGAGCGATTATCCAAATATCAGCAACGTGTTAAGGCTCTCAAAGTTCCTGGCTATCAGGAAGCTGAGCAGGCCGTACTCGAGGAAATCCCCATCGAGACACAAAACGCGATCCTGTTTGAGTCAGAGAAGCCGGAAATCGTTGTTCTGGCACTCGGTCGCAACGCTGAACTGCGCAAGCAACTGGCAGAAGCTACCAACCCCGTAGCAATTGGTCGTCTGCTGGAACGTATCGAATCGAAGGCCAGAATCATGCCAAAAGCAAAAACCACGGCAGCCACAACCCCGACAGTTAAGGGGAGCAACGGCGCAGTAATCAACAACCTCGACAAATTGAAAGCCAAGGCGCTGGAAACTGGTGACTGGACGCCGTATTTCGCCGCTAAAAAGGCAAAAAAATAACCTATCGGAGCATTAAGCATGCCTAACCAATTAGCAAAAGACCTTGAAATCATGTTCGAAAACTACGTTGAAGGCTTTGAGGCCGCCTGCGTAGTTTCCCGTAACGCTAAAAAATTCCGTCCCGGTGATACAGCAATGCAGCGAGCAGGTGATGTTCTGTATCGTCCGCAGCATTACCACATGAACATTGAGGAAGGCCTCGACCTCAGCAGCAAAACGCCAACAGCACTGGTTCAGCGCCTTGTTCCTTCTGTGTTCAAGGAGCCGAAAAACATTCTGTACACTCTGGATGCGCGTGAAATGCGTGACCCGGAACATAAAACTGAAGCTGGTCGCGCCGCAGGTATGCGCCTTGCTGCACAGATTGACTCTGACCTGATTTCCATGGTCACGCAGCGTGCTACTAACGTGATCACAATGGCTGACTCAACCACTGGTTCACAGGGCCGTGATTTGTGGAACTGTGCGGCAGGTATTGATGCCACCATGACGGCGATTGGTGTACCACAGGGTATCAACCGCCGCTCTTTCTGGAACCCCTTCAACTACAAAGACCTTGCTGGCGAGCTTGGTCACCGTGCCTATGCTCAGGGCGCAACCCTGACAGCATACGAAAAAGCGCAGATCCCTCCGGTTGCGTCCTTCGATAGCTACAAGACCGATATTTCTGGTCGTGTTCCGAAGGGTACAGCAACTTCCCTGACGCTGGCGGCTAAACCTGCGCACAAGGTTGAAGCGAAAGATGCCAACGATATGCCAGTGGATAACCGACAGGGGACCATTACGGTATCTGCATCTGGTTTGCAGGTTGGCGATGCGTTCACCATTGCTGGCGTGAATTCCGTACACCAGATCACCAAAGATACCACCGGGCAGCCGCAGGTATTCCGCGTTCTGGCAGTAAGCGGAACGATAGTAACTATCTCCCCGAAAATTCTGCCGCCTGACAACGCAGATGTCGCCAGCCGTCCATATGCAAACGTTGATGCTAACGCGGCAAATGGTGCAGCAATTACCATTCTCAACAAGAATGCCGCACCGGCTAACCTGTTCTGGGCTGATGGTTCTGTTGAACTGATGTACGGCAAACTGGCGTTCCCGACTGGTCAGGGTCCACAGGTAATGACAGCAACCACCGAGCAGGGCGCTACGCTGATCATGTCTTATGCCTTCGACCACATCAAAGGCGTAACCACTGCTCGTTTCACCACTCTGTACGGTTGCTCTGTACTTGTTCCTGAATATACGGGCATCGTTATTGCCGGGCAGTAATTTTGGTGGGGCTTCGGCCCCATTTTTATTGGGAGAAGACAATGGCACGAACAATGCTCTATAAGCCGGGCAACATGATCACCTGTGGTCAGTTTGCTGTCGATTACATCATTGTTGATGACGAAGAAGTTAAATCTCACCTGAAAAAAGGCTGGGTAAAAACTCCTGAAGAAACCGCAACGAAGCATAAAGTGGCTAAGGCGGAAGAAGATGGCGAAAACGAAGGGTGATCTCGTTCTAAAGGCTTTACGAAAAGCCGGGCTGTATTCCAATGCCACGTTGACAGATGCTGACCCTCAGGCAATTGAAGATGCCATTAATGACCTCGAAGACATGATGGCAGCATGGCAGGCTAAAGGTATCGAGCTTGGGTATCAGTTTGCTGATACAGAAAACGGCATCATGCCGTTACCGGACGATGATTCAGGTATCCCTGCATGGGCAAATGATGGCGTCGCTTTGAAACTCGCTGTGCAAGTGTGCATGGATAACGTCATTCAGCCGTCAGACGCTCTCCTTACCGCTGCTGACAGTGCATATCAGACAATCTGCATCGCTTTAACCAAAATACCACCACTTGAGCGGCGAAATGACATGCCTCGCGGTAGTGGTAACAAAAGCGCGTTTACGTGGAATCGGTTTTACATCGAGAAAGATGATCCGAGTACGTGAGGTGAATAAATGCCGATTCAGCAACTTCCGCTTATGAAAGGTGTCGGCAAAGACTTTCGAAACGCCGACTATATCGACTATCTGCCAGTGAATATGTTGGCAATTTTGATATAATAAGTACATGAAAAATCGAAACTTTAAGGAGTAGATATGCTTTCTGAGAATGCTAAAGATATACCTGGATTTGAAGGTGTTTATGCCGTAACAGAAGATGGCAGGGTGCATTCTCACTCACGTGTTGTTAAGGCTGCGCATGGCAGCACGCAACTCAGAAAGGGGCGCTGGTTAAAGCCTAAAATAAATCAGGGAAGGGTGCTTTATAATATCGGAGCAAAATGGACTTTTGCCCATCGAATCGTTGCAATGACATTCCTGCCAAATCCTGAAAACAAGCCTCAGGTAAATCATATTGATGGCAATCCACTCAATAATAACGTCAATAATCTTGAGTGGTGCACTCAAAGCGAAAACATCAAACATGCATACGCCACAGGATTAAAGAAACCAATCAAGTTTTTCGGAACCAAGCACCCAAAACACAAGTTGAGTGATGACGATGTTCTTGCAATCAAGTCATCAAAAGAAAGCTTGTCAGTAATTGCGGCTAAGTACGGGATATCTAAGACCTGGGCAAGTAGGCTAAAGCGTGATGCTAACTGGGTTCATATAAAGGTTGATTCCAATGGCAATACAACAACTACCACTAATGAAGGGATTAGGGAAAAGTGCGGTTAATGCTGATTATATAGACCAACTTCCAGTCAATCTTTTAGCTACGCCCAAGGAGGTGTTGAATTCATCGGGATATCTTCGCTCATTTCCGGGCATTGCCAAACGCTCTGATGTGAACGGCGTATCTCGCGGAGTCGAGTACAACATGGCGCAGAATGCTGTTTATCGCGTGTGTGGTGGCAAACTGTACAAAGGAGAAAGTGAAGTCGGTGACGTCGCCGGAAGTGGTCGCGTATCAATGGCGCATGGTCGGACATCTCAGGCTGTAGGCGTTAATGGTCAACTGGTCGAGTATCGCTATGATGGCACGGTTAAAACCGTCTCAAACTGGCCTACAGACAGCGGATTCACGCAGTATGAGTTAGGTTCGGTTCGTGACATTACTCGCTTACGTGGGCGTTATGCGTGGTCAAAAGACGGTACTGATTCATGGTTCATCACTGACCCTGAAGACGAATCGCATCCTGACCGCTACAGTGCACAATATCGTGCAGAATCGCAGCCGGACGGCATCATCGGCATCGGAACATGGCGAGACTTCATCGTCTGCTTTGGTTCATCGACGATTGAATATTTCTCCCTGACTGGTGCAACCACCGTTGGTGCTGCTTTGTATGTCGCACAGCCATCGTTGATGGTGCAGAAAGGCATTGCAGGAACCTACTGCAAAACGCAGTTTTCTGATTCGTATGCGTTCATCAGCAATCCGGCAACAGGTGCGCCGTCTGTTTACATCATCGGATCCGGTCAGGTGTCACCAATCGCCAGCGCGAGCATTGAGAAAATCCTCCGCTCCTACACCGCGGATGAACTGGCTGATGGCGTGATGGAGTCTCTGCGATTTGATGCGCATGAACTGCTGATTATCCATCTTCCGCGCCATGTCCTCGTGTACGACGCATCTTCAAGCGCCAATGGTCCGCAATGGTGCGTACTGAAAACAGGACTGTATGACGATGTGTACCGCGCTATCGACTTCATTTACGAAGGCAATCAGATAACGTGCGGCGATAAGCTGGAATCCGTGACCGGGAAATTGCAGTTCGATATCAGCAGCCAGTACGACAAGCAGCAGGAACACCTGCTGTTTACTCCGTTGTTCAAAGCGGATAACGCCAGAGTGTTCGACCTTGAGGTTGAGTCGTCAACTGGCGTTGCGCAGTATGCTGACCGCCTGTTCCTCTCTGCAACCACTGACGGCATCAATTACGGACGTGAGCAGATGATTGAGCAGAATGAACCGTTCGTTTACGACAAACGCGTTTTGTGGAAGCGAGTCGGGCGCATCAGGAAAAATGTCGGCTTCAAATTGCGCGTTATCACGAAGTCACCTGTCACTCTTTCTGGCTGCCAGATAAGGATTGAGTAATGGCGGATTCATCACTGAATAATCCTGTCGCGGTTCAGGCTACGCGCCTTGATGCTTCAATTTTGCCACGCAATATCTTCTCGCAGTCGTATCTGCTGTACGTTCTCGCGCAAGGTACTGATGTTGGTAACGTGGCGAACAAGGCCAATGAAGCAGGGCAGGGCGCTTATGATGCACAGGTCAGGAACGATGAGCAGGATGTGATTCTGGTCGATCACGAAGAAAGAATTCGTCAGCTCCGCATTGAAGTAGATGACCATGAAATCCGTATTGCTGCGAATACTGCGGCAATTGCAGCGCTGGATGTCAGACTAACCACGGCTGAAGGAGAAATAGTCACTTTACAGGCTGACGTCAGCGCTCTTGATGGCCGGGTTACGACTGCTGAGAGCAACATTTCTGCATTACAGGACGACTATGTATCGAAAACAGCCACTGCAACACAATCGCTGGCATCTCCCCTCAATGTAACAACATCCTATTCGGTCGGCGGCACCAAGGTTATTGGTGCTCGTCAGACAGGGTGGACAGCGGCTACAGGTACGGCTCTTCGCGGCTCATTCAACGCTAACCAGACATACACGGTAAGTGCCACATACACACGGTCTGAGGTGTCGGCTATGGCTACAGGATTGCAGCAGGCGCGGCAGCGTATCAAAGCTCTGGAAGATGCATTACGGACTCATGGGTTGATTGACTGATGATTACATTCAAACCAACGCGAAACATCGACCTGATAGAAGCAGTAGGAAATCACCCTGACATTATCGCCGGGAGCAACAACGGTGATGGATACGACTACAAACCTGATTGCCGTTACTTTGAGGTGAACGTGCACGGGCAGTTCGGCGGCATTGTTTACTATCAGGAGATTCAGCCGCTGACATTCGATTGCCACGCCATGTACCTGCCAGAGGTTCGTGGCTTCAGCAAGGAAATCGGGCTGGCGTTCTGGCGATACATTCTGACTAACACCACCGTTCAGTGCGTCACATCGTTCGCCGCACGCAAATTCCGCCACGGGCAGATTTACTGCGCAATGATTGGCCTTAAGCGTGTCGGAACCATCAAGAAATACTTTAAAGGCGTGGATGACGTGACTTTTTACAGCGCCACACGCGAAGAACTAATCGACTTCCTGAATCACGGGAGATAGCCATGTTATATGCATTTAAGCTGGGCAGAAAACTGCGCGGCGAGGAACCTTATTGCCCTGAAAAAGGCGGGAAAGGTGGCAGTTCTGATAAAAGCGCAAAGTATGCAGCAGAAGCCCAGAAGTATGCCGCAGACCTGCAAAATCAGCAGTGGCAGACGATCATGAAAAACCTTGCTCCGTTCACGCCGCTTGCGGAGCAGTATGTTAACCAGCTTCAGAATCTTTCCAGTTTAGAAGGTCAGGGGCAGGCACTTAATCAGTATTACAATTCTCAGCAGTATAAAGACCTTGCAGGTCAGGCTCGTTACCAGAGTCTTGCTGCTGCGGAGGCGACTGGCGGACTTGGTTCGACAGCTACAAGCAATCAACTGGCTACGATCGCGCCGACTCTCGGTCAGTCGTGGTTATCAAACCAGATGAGCAATTACAACAATCTGGCAAACGTTGGGCTTGGTGCGCTGCAAGGTCAGGCAAACGCTGGGCAGACATACGCCAACAACATGAGCAGCATTGCACAGCAAAGTGCAGCACTTGCCGCTGCTAATGCCAATAAACCATCAAGTCTTCAGACTGCAATTAGCGGTGGCACGTCTGGTGCGATTGCCGGTGCAGGTCTTGCCAGTCTTTTGGGAACATCAACGCCTTGGGGCGCTGGCATTGGTGCTGGTATCGGATTGCTTGGCTCGTTGTTTTAAGGGGTAATCATGGCTACTTGGCAAGGAACAAACGGCGGATTGTTGGCTGGTATCGGCGGCGTCAACTCAAACGCTCCGAGCGTAAATGACATCGGCAATACGCTTCAGCTTATCAGGCAGAACAATGATATTGAGCGTTCAGGCGCTAACAATGTTGGGCTGACTGCTTTGCAAGGCCTTTCAGGTATTGCAGGGGTGTTTCAGCAGGAAAAGCAGGCTCAGCGGCAGAAAGAATTTCAGCAGGCGTACGCTAATGCTTATGCGTCTGGTGATCGCGGCGCTTTGCGTCAGTTGGCTACTCAATATCCAGACCAGATTGAATCCGTTCGTAAAGGCATGGGATTCATTGATGAAGACCAGCGTAATTCTATCGGCACCTTAGCGGCTGGCGCACGCCTTGCGTCATCGTCTCCAGAAGCAATGCAATCATGGCTGCAAAACAACACCAAGGAACTGACTCGCGTCGGTGTTGACCCTAACAGCGTTGCTCAGATGTATCAGCAGAACCCTTCAGGATTTGGTGAGTTTGTTGATCACCTTGGAATGGCTGCTCTTGGTCCGATTGATTACTTCAATGTTCAGGACAAGATGGCTGGTCGTGAAATTGACCGAGGCAGGCTGGCAGAGACAATCCGCAGCAATCAGGCTGGCGAGGCGCTAACAGCACGAGGTCAGAACATCACGATGCGCGGTCAGGATTTATCTGCTTCTACTGCGCGACGCGGGCAGGATTTGGCAATGCAGCGAGCGTCAACAAGAGGAACCGCTGGGAATGATGAGCGTACAGTTCAGTTATCAGATGGCAGAACTGTAACGGTAGGCGGGAAACTTCACGGCGCTGGGGCTAATGCGTTCTACGAAGGTATCGACAACGAGGGGAATATGGTTCGCGTCCCTGCTGGCTCTATTGCCGCTCCGGCTACATCGGCAGCAAGCGCGCAGAATTACGCAATGAAGAAAGATCTTGATGCAATTTCTGGTGCATCAATTGACGATCTTGGCTTCATGACTGGCATTACAGGCTCTTCAGGTTCTCCTGCTCTTGGTGCAGATATTCGTAGCCGTGCATCTGGTGGTGATCAGAGGAAACTATACAACGCTGCACAGCGAATCCAAGGAAAGATGCAGAATCAGGGCATTGCAGCAGCCAGAGACATGGGGGCATCCGGTATCAACACCGTTGCAGAAGCAAAGCTGTATTTTCAAGGTATGCCACAGGTTGATTTCTCAAGCCCTGAAGCACTGCAACAATCAATGCGCGACATTCAGCAATATACCGACAATTACAACCAGCAATATAACGTTAATGTTGGTAAATCTCAGCGGCAGCAATCTCAACCTACACAGGTATCACAGCCAGCAGCCAGCAGTAATTTTTCTTCACTATGGGGTGATTAATGGCTAAAGCATGGAAAGATGTTATCGCCTCTCCACAGTATCAGGCGTTAGCACCAGAACAAAAAGCGCAGGCTCAGGAGCAATACTTCAATGAAGTCGTGGCCCCGCAAGCCGGAGAAAATGCAGAGCAGGCTAAGCAAGCTTTCTATGCTGCCTATCCATTGCCATCTGCGCAGCCAGTTGATACACAGCAACCAGTAGCACAGCAACAACCACAGCAAAGTGGATTTATGTCTGATCTTGGCGAAGCAGTAAAAGAGACTGGTCGCGGACTGGTACAGGCTGGCGTGAACGTGGCAAACATACCTGCATCAGTTGCCGATGCTGTAACAAGCGCGGCGGCATGGGCTGGCGGTAAACTCGGTATTGGTGATGGTACATATCAACCAGCGCCACGAGTAACAACGCAGGGATTAGAGCAGGACTTTGGCCTTCAGCAAGGCGCGCTGACTCCACAAACTACAGAGGGAAGGGTATTTGCTGAGGCATTGCCTTACCTCACTCCTGCTGGCATTGAGAGAGCGGCAACACAGGCACCAACACTCGCTGGTAGAATTGCTCAGGGTGCAACTCGCCTTCTCGCTGAAAACGCAGTCGGGTCACTTGCTGCAAATAGTGCGAAAGATGATGCGGAAGCCCTCGCCACCGATTTAGGCGTTGGTGTGCTGGCTGGCGGTGCTATTAACGCTGCCGGACGTGGATTAGGTGCTGCTTATCGTGGCGTTCGTGGTGCTATTGCGCCAGAAGCGCAGCAGGCTATCAGATTTGCAGAGCGTGAAGGAGTTCCTCTGCACACCACAGACCTGTTACAGCCTACTTCCCGCGTCGGAAAAATGGCGCAGACGACAGCGGAAAATATCCCCCTGGCTGGCACAAGCGGAATGAGAGCAACGCAACAGGAAGCGAGAAGCCAGTTGGTGCAGAGATTTGCTGATAAATTCGGTGAGTATGATCCAGCAGTTGTTATTGACAGCCTTAAAGCGAAAACATCAGGAATTCGTCGTGCCGCCGGGAACCGTCTTGAGCAGGTTCAGAATGCAATGGCGGGAGTCAATATCCAGCCTGCGCGAGCAATTCAGCAGATTGATACAGAAATATCTAACCTGCAGAAGCTTGGTAAGGTCGCCGATAACGAGACTATTTCAAAACTTCAGTCCTATCGTGATGAGCTTGTTCGCAATGCTGGCCCTGATGGTCCGGTAAATCTGGACTTGAAGCAATTAAGCGATCTGCGCAGCCAGTTCAGAATGGACGTGAAGGGTGAGCGACCAGTGTTACCAAACCGTTCCGATGCCGCCATTCAGCGCGTTTACAAGGCGATGACCGACGATATCAATGGTGCCATTGGTCAGAATCTTGGCAACGATACTCTCCGTAAATATCAGCAGGCCAATGCCGTCTACGCTGACGAAGCGGCGAAACTCAAGAATACCAGGCTGAAGAATGTTCTCATGAAAGGCGATCTGACGCCGGAAGTTGTCAATAACATGCTATTCAGCAAGAACAAATCTGAAATTAAGACACTGTATAACTCAGTTGGTCGTGTTGGCAGGGCGCAAATGCGCAATGGCATCATTGGAAAGGCGATGGAGAAATCAGGTGGATCCCCTGACCAGTTTCTGAGGCAGGTTAATTTGATGTCTAACCAGACGGGAATTGCGTTCAAAGGGCGTGATGCTGCGTATCTGAAAGGGATGAAGAACTACCTAGAGTCGACCAAGAGAGCAGGGCAGGCCAGAGTCACAACGCCAACTGGTCAGCAGGCTATACCGTTCATTATGGGTATAGGCTCTGTAGTAAATCCTAAAGTAGCTGCAATTGGTGGTGGCTACGGACTTCTTGCAAGAATGTATGAAAGCGAACCTGCACGCAATGCAATGCTTCGCCTGGCTAATACACCGAGAGGCTCAACCGCATTTGAGAAAGCGTTATCTGATGTCGAACGTGTTGTTAACTCATTCGCTCAGGGTGCTAAATCAGAAGCTTTAAGCGAATAAAAGCTTTCCTACAACAAGTCCGAACATTAAGAACGCAAAGTTCAATAAATCTCTGTCCATAAATCCTCCTGTTTACCAAAACTATATCAAACTTTAACGCAATGCTGCGCAACTTAAGTGACTTTCAGGTTGATAACAGACACTCTTTTTTGCATGATTCCTTTAGACCATCACAATTGATGAAGAATCATGAAAAGAAGAACTCTTCTAAAGTCTTTGCTCGGCCTGACGTCACTCTTACCAGTTAAGTTTGCAGCATCTCAAAACCTGCAAGGTAAAAGTATAATGTCAGACATTACACCCAATGTTGTAGTGAGTATGCCTTCGCAACTCTTCACTATGGCTCGTTCTTTTAAAGCCGTAGCTAATGGTAAAATTTATATCGGTAAAATTGACACTGACCCGGTAAATCCTGAAAACCAGATTCAGGTTTATGTGGAAAATGAAGACGGTTCTCACGTTCCTGTTTCGCAACCAATCATCATTAACGCTGCTGGATATCCGGTATATAACGGACAGATTGCCAAGTTCGTTACTGTGCAAGGCCATTCCATGGCTGTTTATGATGCGTATGGGGCGCAACAATTCTATTTTCCAAACGTATTGAAGTATGATCCAGATCAATTAGAAAGCAGGTTGTCGGAAACTAATAGTACAGTAATGATATCTGGAGTAACCGCATCAAAAATAGCAAGTAATGTTATTGCAACAGAATATCTTGAGTCGCCAAATGTATATGATGTGTTTGTTACGTATGGGCAGTCAAATAGCGCAGGTGAGGCTATTTTATCTGGCGATACGTCAGGCTTTCCTGCCGCTCTGCCGAAATCACTAATGTATGATTTTAGTGATGGAGCAATAAAGCCAATTATACAGAATGTGGTTAGTTCTTCTGGCGTTGCATCATCTGGACATGCATGGGGGGAATTCGAGAATGAATGGTATCGCCTTAGCGGGCGCGGTTCAGTGGAGGTACACTGCGGCCGTGGCGCAACTACCATTGCACAGCTATCAAAAGGGACCACATACTACACGCTGTTGGTAAATGCCGTGGCGTCAGCTAAACAGGCAATGATTGCCGCTGGTTTGCCTGTCGGTAAAACGTACGTGATGTACCACCAGGGTGAGTCGGATATGACGGCAGGGACAACATACAATGCTTATAGAGACAGCTTTATAGCCTTGATAGATGATCTGAAAACCGATATTAATTTTGATTTATTTTGTAATTTTACCGTTGGTTGCCCGGGGAACCGAACGGAAGAATCATGGGCTGCTATTCAAAATGCGCAAAGGTGGGTTTGTAATAGCAAGACTAACGCTGTGACAGTATTTGACGGTTGCCCTTCATTTTTAAAAGGCGATGGCAATATTGGCACTACTGATGGAGGCGTTCACTATACGCAACGCGGTTACAATACAATGGGGCGAGAAGGTGCCAGAGGATTATGGTCATTAGTTAAAGGTGGGGCAAGCAATAAAACCTCAACCGATTTAGCACAATATTCAAATTTTGCCCCACCGTGGACAAGGGCGAAATTAGTCGCCGGTACTATTAAATACAGCAATGATAACGCTAAATGGGTTCTTTTATCTAAAGAAGTAAACAGTGAATGGAAAGTTTCCAATGCCCATAAATTAGTTGTTTCTGCTGATGGGGAATATTTTTCTGTAGAAATTGCAGACAATGCCGAAAACTGGTTTTATGCCGCCGCGGGCGTCGACCGCGCTACAGCTATAACAGGTGTCAGGTCCTACGCAGAACCTCTTCGTGTGGGAAATGCATTCACATTAAAAATTACTATGTATGCCGACGTTTCTTTCCTTGTTAATACAAAAACAGGAGTCATTCGTTATGGAAGACCGCCTTCAGGCTCTGGTGTCCCAGAGTGGATTAGAAATAATATCTCTGTTTCTGTGGTGAGTGCTGGCATCGTGGAAATAACGCATGGCCGCACTGCAACAATGCCATCAGCAACATATTACGCCACTAGTGACGGAACATTATCTGCGGCAAATGTATCTGTATATGCCGGGTCAACCACAACGACAAGAGTTTATTGTGATAAAGCAAACACTGATAATCCATGGGTGGTTGTTACACTTAGAGATTTACTAATTACTCCTGCCAACATGCAACATTACGATATTTCAATTAACTTTAACGGAATTTATGCGCCATCCGCATGA